TTAACACAGTTTTATAGCAGTTATCTTTGTACTGATCTGCCCGAACGTCACCGCTTTTGGCACTTTTATCAAAAACTTTAAGTTGTTAACTGCCTTGCCGGATATTATTTCATGCATGGTCAGCCACGTGCCACCGTTTCCGTTATTTGGGGCGGTGATTCCAATCGCCTGATCGACGGTACTTTTTAATGATATAACATCCACGGCAGAACTTTCAGAAACCCAACAGTAATAATTTACCAGCCACGTTCCGGAATCAATAGATAATCCGTCCGCGCCTGCATAACTCCATGTATCGGAGAAGTATTTATCAAATTCGTTACTGCTTACCTGACGGTATCCGGTATTGAACATGGTTTTGGCGTCGGCTTTCTTTAAATATGTGGTCGGAATATCATTACCATCGTGATCTGCATCAGCCCGACCAACACGTACAGCAGGATAGGTGTCGTCAAGTTCATTATGTGCGATCAGATTAATTACTTTTTCAGTGGAATCCTGTAGCGGTATGAAGTCCCCTAAGGTTCCGGACCAATCACTTTTTTCAATTCTAATGTAATGCTTATTCTTTAAACCGCTGTTTAACGTATTAATATCGGAAATTGCCTGATCCAATTCGGTTTGATTTGCCTTTTTCCCAATAGCTTCATTAAGCGCTGTTGCAACATCCTTATTTTTATCAATCAAATCAGCCAGTTCTCTCAAAGTATCCGCTGTTTCAGGTGCCCCATTTATCAAATCAGCAATTGCTTTATCAGTGTAATTCACTAATTGCCGATAATATGTATCAAACACTTTCTGATGCGGTTCATTCTCATTATTTAAATGGCTTTGAATAATTGTAAGTTGCTGTTCTGCCACTTTTTTTATAAAAGCATCATTATTTATGAGTTGCTGAAAAATAGCGTTGAAAACATCAGCATGTCCCGGTGTTGTTGGCTCCAGTTTTTCAATTTCACTATTATAAGTCTCTAAAACTTCAAAATTTGCCATTTACTGTATCCTCCTATCTAATATAAATCCTGAATAGAAAATGTATCCTCCATAGTATCCTTCCCTTTTGCCATAAATGTAGCTATTGCGACAATGTCATTTTCTTCATCTACCAAGGCTATCTCTGATATGTACTCTCCTACAAGTTCATTTGCCTCAATTAATAATGAATATTCATAGCAACTATCAGATACTTTCCTAGATGCTGTGTACTCTTTTCTGAGAAGCTCATGTTTTAGAGATGTGCTTTCTTTACTAGGTGAAATAACTTCACCGTTCTGATCCACGCCGCCAGAACCAACTGCAATATATTTTACCTTTGGCATTTGTCCTGTCGTATGGGTTGCCTCCGCAAGTTTTTTTCTCTTTAAATCTGTAATTATCTGTTTCATAAAATCTCCTCCTCATATCTATAAGCATCCAGATTTCTATTTCCATCCAGTAGAACCTGTCCATTTAATGTCCAGTAATTATGCTCTACAATGTGCTTTAAATTTGTAAGTTTCTCATCTACTCCCAACATTTGTATATTACTTTCTACAGATACCTTAAAATTTCTTATCACTCCACTTAAAATCTGCGCTCCATCCAAATTCCAACTGCCATCCAACATCAGATAATTATAATTAACAATTACAAGTACTGTATGATATCTTGCAAACAACTGCTCGGTCAATTCGTTAATCGTTATATAATACCTGAATAAATAATTGTCTTTCGCACCGGAATACTTTATCTGCCTCACAGTGTTCCTCAATACCTCAAAAGCTACTGGCTCTATAAAATCAATGTCGTTTTCTAAAAGAACATAAAACTCAGCCCATCTGTTTTCGTCTCCAAGCAAATCCACTGCTCTTACCAAAAGTGGATTTGCATACCCAAGTGCTTTTATTGCCCTCTCAACCCCAATATTGGTTCCACCAAGACGTTTTATTTCAATATACCAGGCTATCCGTTTTCTATAACTTGCATTACTTTCACCCGGATTTCTACTCATTCTACGGTCTGCAGCATGAATTGGAAGCATAATATCATCACAGGTAACAACCATGCTTTCTTCTCTCGCCCGATAAATATCATTCATACATTCGTCAAACCAGGATCCCAACACTTCACACAGAATATACCAGTTGTTAATCGATTTTTTTACCCGTTTAAATGGAGATGTAAGAAGATAGTACATATAATCTTTAAAATTATCATAAGTCACTCTCACCACCTCCCACATTAGTAACTTGAACATTCAAATTTCCTAATAAAATCACATTACCTTTGTTAAGCTCAATGTCATTATTAGGTTTTGATATCACTGATTTTCTATAATCACTAATACCGCCTGCCAATGCAACCCTAATACTGTCAAGATATAAGCAATTCATATCTTCCCGGTCTGTCAATTTCAATGTGTTTTCTATTATGTACTCCGCCTGCTCCTTCACGCCGCTAGTAGATACATCTTTTGACAAATATATTGTCAAATCAATGTCCTGTCTCACTATCGTAGCAGAGCGGCATAAAAAATCATCATAATTCCCTTTTAAATATTCGATTGCCTGCTCCACTTTTCGAAGTAATGTTTCTGTAGCCTCACCAGCAGAACTTGTCACTATGATATCAACAGTACCCTGACCTCTTGGATGTTGTGAATCAATCTCAACATTTAATACTCCAGGAACTGTCTTAGCCGCATTTTTTATCTTTGCATCTGTTGTCCGTTCTGCCGCTTCCTCAAAAGCATCCATTGTCCGTTCTCTAAGGCTTTCTATACTTTCAACCTCTGCCCCTTCCTGATACAACCAGTTAGCTTCATTTGTTACACTGCTAACTCCTCCTAAATGTATCATAGAGACCGTTATTTTCCCGGCTGGCAAATTATAATCTGTTCCACTCTTCTCCGCTTCAACTAATACTTTTCCAACCTGTTCTCCAGCATCTATCACGGTATCCTCTACCGCATAAAACTTGTATTCCCTTCCATTTATGTCTGGTAATGTCTTAAACATATGACCTTTACTGATAAGTAACGTTCCATCAAACTCTTCCCGGTAAATTGTAATATAACCTGTTGCTTTTACTGCCTCTCTTAAAAACCTCCCATAATCAGCAGCCTTTACTATCATGCTTTCACCTTCCGCATGTCTAATAAAACATGAGTTTAATATACTTCTTGCAAGCTGTTTTATCTCAATGCCAATCCGTACACTGATACGGATCAAATGATAAAACACGCCACCTTTATTGAAATTATTTATAATAAATCCCTTTTCTACCAGTTCCTTCTGTATTTTTAATATCTCTTTTTCTTCTTCAGGTATAGGAATGATTTTGTCCATAACACTTTCATCTATCATAAAACAGTAATGTCCTCCGCTATAAATTCCATGTTGTATTGTTCATTAGAATCGTTCTTAGATATTGAAACAGAATCCCTAAATTTATCATTCAAAAATTCAATATTCTGCTTTGTTTTTCGAGAATCTAAAAAAGTTCTCTTATCTATCTTTGCCTTTACCCGCTGTCCGATTTCCATCTCAAGAAAGTCGTTTTTTTCTGCGTGAATAAAATCTGTCAATCCAAATCCATATCTCTCATTTCCTGTTGCATCCTCATAAAACAACTCTCCTTCTGCTGTTACAGTTTCTAACATTATGTCCTGTCTCCAACACTCATCATCCGATAATATTTTAAAATCTCCGTTCTCATCAGGAACAGGCTGTCCCTTTTCATCCAACAGTATATCTGTATTATGTTCTCCTGTTATTGTCATGCTGTTTGCCTCCCGATCACCCACACCTGACTTCCACCATACAATAATAAAATAACAGCAATATCACCCTTGTTTAACTCAAGTTCCGTCCTTACACCCGGTATTTCTGCAAAGGAGCTGTCTTCATTTAAATTTTTGTCAAGAATTCTGAGAACATATTCTAATGCATCATTCTTTTTTATGACCTGTACCACTTTAGCATACATCCCCGCCGGGTATTTAATATGGGAATATTTATTTTTTATCTGTTCTTCCAATTCTTTTTTCACAAAGCTTTTAAGCATATCAGACATTTATCTCACCGCCTCTAAAATAGATGTACATTCGCACTCTCCCATCCGCATCACTTTTAATAATCGTCTTCTCCACAAAGGACATTCCGTTATACTTCGAATGTTCTATCTTAATTAATTGACTATGATGTATCCAAGGAACACCTAATGTCTCTATCTCAAATAAATCTCCATATTTTTGCATGGAAAGAACGTTCTCATCTTCCCTTAAAACATAAATCACATCCTGCGCCGGTCTGCATCCCCAGTAAAATCTCCTGTTTCTAAAAAAGAAATTATTCTCAATTCCCCAAATATTATTAATTTCTTTTATTGCTTCTATCCCGTTCTGGCTATTTATTATAATCGTTTCCTTGCTACCGTAAGATTTATCAGACATTTCATAATCATCTATTCCTGCCTGTTTTAATATATATTTTAGAATATCCTGTGGCTCACAATACCGAAAAGTTGCCTTTACTTCCACCCGTTCCAACTTTATCATATCATCTCTTATTAAAATTTCTTTCCAGTAATCACTCCCTGTCCGTCTCGCATACCCCGAAATTAAAATATCATAATCACCATCATAACCAAGCTGTACTGACACAGGTTCAGAATCTTCATAAGATATTATTTTCTGAAGCTGCGATGTAAGTTCTACTTTGCACCAGTCACTCTTGGTTTCACTACTGCTAAAACAGCTAACCTCCATCCCACTTGTTAATATATAGTCTTTCAAACTTACTTTAAATTCTGGTGTTAATAACTTTTTTTTCATACTCGCACCTTAATAAATCATATCCCAATTGTTTCCCCTTTTAACTGCCCGGATATCATGTGCCGGACTTTTTGTTGTATCTTTTGTAGTTTTTGCCACTCTTGTTGTACCGCCCGTCTGCTGTCCGCTTCCTGCCGTCCCTGTTGTGCTTCCCGTCTGCTGTCCGCTTCCTGCCGTCCCTTCAGTTTCTGTTTCCACCGTCTGGGTCTGAATAGATGCTATTGTAGGTGTTTCAAGAACCAGCGAAGCAGTTCTTCCAGAGGCAGCCGTAACACTTTTTGTTCCCAGACTTTTAAAATAAACTTCTGTAATTCCTCTGGCAGAACAATCTTCATTCACTATTGGCAGTAATCTGGCAGCGGTTTGACCATAGTCCTTAAATAACCGCTGCATATCTGCTATCTGCTCTAACGTGCTTTTACTGCCATCTTCTAAGATAAAATCTATCGTTATTTTGGCGGCTCCATAGCCCACAGGCTGACTTGCTTTTTTCTGTCCTTTATCATCCTCAATTTCATCAATCGTTGCCTCCTGCGTTATCTCAACACTTTTTACCTGCCCAGACAGAATCACTCCTCCAAGTTTTATTATCTCATCTTCGATAAACAGCATTTACATCCTCCTACGCTGGTTCTGGTTCACCGGAAGAATTCTGTGCATCTGTAAGTTCATTAATTAATTTTTCCAACATCTTCAGCTCTTTTATATTCTTCGGATCTACCTTGATTTCCAATTTCTGAATAACAATTTTCCCCTCTTTTTCTGTAATCTGTCTTTCCTTGATAGAACTTCCCGTCGTTTCTTTAAAAGAAGATACCGAGTGCATTTCTCTCTGAGTAATAGTGTTAAAATAAGACGCTTCAGACTTCTCTGCGCCTTCACTGTCATTCATTTCTTTATGTATAAACTGTCCCATCTTATCCCAAAGAGAAGATAATGGCAATATTGCTTCATCCCCTGCTTCACCACCACCCAAAAGTTGATTTCCATTTTCGCCAAAAATTGTTGGTGAAGTCATAATACCACCCTCTGCAAACCACTTTGTGGTTATTTTCGGAACACTTGGCGGTTTAAGACCAAAACTACCTGTAATAGAAAAATGTGGTGTTTTTAAATCCGGAAGTTTCCATGAAAAATGGAACAATCCTTTTATTTTTTCTATTCCATTTCTTATAGAATTTTCCGCACTCGTAATTTTTTCATTAAATTTCTCACTGATCCCGCTCATCACACTGTCAACTGTACTTCTTGCCGTCTCCAATCCGTCTGCAAACCATGTTTTTATTCCTGACAATTTTCCACCTGTCAAATTATCAATAAATGTAAGTCCTGTGGTAAACTGTCCTTTAATTCCCTCCATAGTCGCAGCGACAATTCCTTGCAAACCTCCTCCGTTTTCTTCATACGCAGACTTGATATTATCTAATTTTGACTTGACGGTATCTGCTGCTACACCCATGGCATTTTCAAAGAATCCCTTAACTGTCTCTAATCCATTGTGCATTATATCTTTGAATGCAGAGATTTTTTCAGATGCATTAATGCCAACTGCGCCAAGAGCACCGCTTATTGTACCTAAAAGTCCATCTGCAAATCCTCCAATAAATGATAGAATTGCATCGAATCCATTAATGAAAAAATTTTTGAGATCATCGACTGCATTCTTTGCAAAGTCAATTGCTCCCGTAAAATCCCCTCTAAATAATGCAACTATCATATTAATCACATTTGTGGCAAACGATGCAAGACTTGACAAGGCATTGGTAAGTGGTGTCAAGGCAGCAACAATTCCCTGAATAAACCCGACTATCATTCCAACCGCCAATGTAGCGATTGCTCCCGCAATGGCACCTATTACTTTCAAGATAGGCTTAGATGCTTCATACAGACCAATCAGATTTTCACCCAATGTTTGAAGTGCAGGCTTTAGAGATTCCCATGCAGTTAACACTGCTCCCTTGACCTGATTAAATAAACCAATCCAAAAATTTCGGAAACTTTCTGATTTATTCCATAAAATTGAAAATGCAGCCACAAGAGCTATAATAGATATAGCTATCCATCCAACCGGTGAGGCTGCAAAGGCTCCACTCAATACCATCCATGCAGACTTTAAAGTCAATACAGCTGATTTTGCTGTATTTATAGTTTTTCCGACAGTACCAATCGCACCAACTAATGAGCCTACAACAATTAAAATAACTCCCAGCTTCATTGCAACATTCATCATCGTTGAAATTGTATCCTGATTTTTACCAATCCAGTCTGATCCTTTTTGTATCAAACTATCTGCTTTTTCAAGTGTTTCATTAAATACCGGAAGGAGATTGTTTCCTAATTCCTCAACATTATTATGTATTTTCTGCTTAAGCACTTCCATTTTTTGAGCCGGAGTATCATTAATAGCCTGTGCCATCTCCTGCGTGACATCTATTCCCTTTTTCATGCTAACCGACAGGGAATCAATGCCATTTTGCAGCCCTCCAATATCATTGTATAGAAGATCAATCATTGCAACTGCTTCATCCGTTCCAAACGCTTCTTTTATTTGCTGTTTTTCCACTGCATCCAGAGTGTCTCCATATTTGCTCTGTAATTGTGATAATATCTCTGGTGTACTAAGCAACTGATTATTTGTATCTACAAATGATAACTTTAATTTATCTCCCGCAGATGCCGCAGCATTTAAAAATGCTTTATACTTCGTAGCTGCTTCAGAACCACTCATGGTGGTCTGCAACTGTCCTAAAATAGCAAGCTGCTCTTCCATTGATATCTTATTATTAGTTGCTGTAGCACCAAGTACAGAGATTGCACTAGCCATTTCAGAACCGGCAGTCTTATAATTTTTTACTGCTGTTGATATTCCTGCTGAAAACATTTCCCCAAAATCCATATCTGACATGTCTTCATATGCACCCTTATAAATGCCATAACCTGTAGCAAATAAAGAGCCCATTTCCTCTGTAGTCGACTTTGTAGCCTTACCAGTAAGAGCTGCCAATTCTGTAAACTGTGCCACTCCTTCATCCGTAAGCGATGCAATACCGGATTTGATATCATATGCCGCTGTAATGAAGTCACTTTTTGTTGTGCCTGCCCATGTATCAGAAAAACTCTTTGCCGCATTTTCCACAGCTTTCAGATCTGTTACTCCTAATGAAGAAAGCTCTCCAAGCGCATCCTGAGTCTCAAATGTGGATTTTACAGTCGCAATTCCTGCTCCCAGGATGCCCGCTCCTACTCCAGTGAGGGCTGCCCCTGCCTTCTGCACCGTTCCGAATGCTTCATTAATGGATTTTGTACTGGCAGTAACATTATTCGTCACGTTTGATAGACCATTAGACATATTATCCACAAGTCCTAATACAACAGAGAGACGATATACTGAATCCATTCCCATATGTACTCCCCCTCTCTATTCTGCATCTGGAAATATAGCTGCAACCCCATGATTAACAGCCTCTTCCAAATCCCTGATCATCATTTCCCGTGATATTTCCGCCATTGCAATCAGTTTAAAAAATTCATCAAATTCAAGTTCATCAAATTTTTCTGGAATAAGATGACCGGGAAGATACTTACAAATAAATATCTTCCCCATTTCGATCTCATTTGCACTTATTTTTCGCTTGCATTCATCTACAGCTTTTTTACCTGTGTATCCTTGCTAAGACCAAGCATATTAAGAAGCTTTTCGCCGATACCAATTGACATAGCCGGATATTCTTCCAATGCTTCTTCCAGATCTTTCTCCTGCTCCAGACATATATTGTCTAACAGAAACATTTTTAATGCCTTACTTGTTGATGCTGCAGAAGTTTTCACATATCTGTCATACGAAGCTGTATTTGGTCTCTTAAAAATGAAGTCATACGTTTTTTCTTCATCGTCATCTTCATTAAAAGAAACCTTTACCTCATAAGCCTTGCCACCGGTTGTTTTGTATTTTTCTCTTAAGCTTTTAACCAAATCATCTCCTGTTTTCGGCTCCTGTGTCTTTGATTCTGTTTCTAAATTCTCATCCGCTGCTGATAAATTCATGTTCTCACCGAATGGTGTTTTAATATCCTTATTTAAATTCTCCATAATAATCCTCCAATTTCTATCATTAAATTTTACGCCCGAAGTCCGTTGTATTTAACACCACCATAAGCTGTTCCTTTTAACTCAACTTTCAATGTCTTATCACCCTGAGCCGCTTTAAATGAAGTCTCTGAAAACTTGACTTTATTTATAATATCCGTCGTCGTTTTCTCTTCTTCATTTGCAAAACTAACTGTAATCTTTGGAATAACATAATTGAACAGTCTTTTTACACCATTTTTCTTAAGCACCCGGCAATATTCATTGAAGTCTTCCCTTGACATGGATACCGTCACATCTGAACTGTGATTTCCTGTCCCATAACCTCTCGGATCTCCGCCTTTTCCATAAACAGCCTCTTCTTCCTGTTTACTGCCATAAGATATATCTGTAATCTCAATATTCTGCATTCCAGGAACAGCAATATCAATACTGTTCCAGTCGTATGCTCTTCCATTAATTAATTTGTTTTTTGCCATTTATTTTCCCCCTATTCTGCACTGGATGTTCCATAGGGATTTTTCACCGCAAAATTAATATTAAACACGCGTGACGTACCCATCGGAACCCACTCTGCATTTACAGTCAATGTCTCATCCACAAGAATATTGGTATTTTCCGTGTCAATCGTAACCTCACCAGAACTAATAATCTTATCATCATCACAGTCATCCATTGCGATATTCAATTCGCTCTCAATACCTTTTACACTGGTCTCAATCTCTTCCGGATCAATCTCCTGCTGAATGTTTTCAGTTGCCCTTTTTGTAACTTCCCTGACAATACGGTTTAGTACTCTGACATTTTCAACATATGGAAAATCACTGTTATCCGGGGCAAGTGTATTTGCATTTGAAACATAATAATTTTCCAGACCTGTATACTGCCGGAACACGGTATACCCCATCTCATCCAGTTTTTCTGTATACTCGCTTATACCTTCCGGAATCAATTTCAGCAATTTTGCAGAGCTTATCGGGAAATCTTTTACGCATCCAATTGAAAGGCTTTCCTTTGCCCGCCCAAATAACCCACATATGACTCCAGCCATATTGGTTATCCTTGTAGACATGTCATTTCCTATATAAATTCCATAGGATAAAGAAACACAGATATAAATGCTGCTGATCCCACGCCGTTCCTCTTTCATAGCTATCAGATATTCGTCTAAAGTTTCCTCTTCCCTTTTTTCTCTTCCTTCGACTACAAAAATTACCGGTTTTTTATAGATATTAAGAAATTCCACTGCTTCCTGCTGTAAAGCAGCCCACAATGCCTTTCCAGATGTCCCAACAATGTGTACAAGTTCAAACGAGATATTACTATTTTTTAAACTTTCCACTGCCTGTAGCACACTTTGATTATTCAATACCGGCTCTGTCGTTTCAAAGGAATACGCATCTCCCTCTTTAAATTCAACAGACTCCGAAAATTTAAGTACCAGACCCGTCTTTGACAATTCATATGTACCCGTCATTGGTATCATCTGTTCCATCGAAAAAGTATTTCCTCCATCAATGGAATATCGAAACATACCGTTGTTCAAATCCCCTGTTTCGGTAATCTCTACGATTACCTGATATACATTATTGGGATTTCCTTCCACTGAAATTGAACCTGCGCCATCCCCGGAGTGTGTGATTTTTCCCACTGTTCCCTGAACATTTGCGGTAACCGGAATGGCATAATTCTCTTTCAAACCGTTTTCTGCTGCATCCATACATGCATCTGCAAGAGGTGTATATCCTAATTTTTCTTTAATGACATCTGGTTTCATCGTATTTGTAATCAATAATGGAACTGTGCTTTTCACATTTGATACACCGATTGTTACCTGTACACCGCGTCCCTCCACTGTACTACGTCCAAGATTTCCATCTTCTACGTTGACATTTACTGAACTAAACATGTTTATCATCCTTTCCACTCATTGGAGCGTTTAAACCACTCATTGGAGCGTTTAAAAATGTTTTTTCCGCAGCATCATATTCCTGCTCCGTTACCATTTTTCCACTTCTCCATCCGGAAACTGCTTTTATTCCCTCAAATACTGTATCCGAGGTATTCTTTACTTCCTTCAGTTCCTCAATTGTAATGTATTTTTCATTCTCCACTTTAATCGCCTACCTTTTTAACTGTATAATCATAATTCGCGCTAATTTCTTTCATTGGAACGTCTACATATACGCCACCGGTCAATGTCATATCAAATTCCACTGCCATTTTACTTTTCAATATGGTATCTTCCCCCTGAACCCAATCTACCTCACCGATTTCCATTTCCACCCAGTTTCCATCCACCTCTACTCCTTTTGACATTATTTTTAAAAATTTCGTGAAAATATTTTCTACTTTTTCCTCGTTATACTCACCAATCACCACATGGAGAACCGTAATCCGTTCAAATAGCTTTTTTCTCGTAATCCTTTGCCCTGCTTGGTCTTCATATATTTTTTTTGACTTGGAACGAGAAACCCGCTCTCCTGATCGAAGTACCGCCCCCACATGGACTTCGTTGCAATTTTTTAAACTTTTAAGTGAATCGTGAATTTTTCCATGAACTCCCGCTTCCTGCAACTTTTCCACGATAAAATCTCTTTCCTTTTTCATCAGTTCTCCCTAACAACATCTTCCAAAATCTCTCTGATTTCTTCATCGTCCTTTTCACTAATTCCTAAAAATGGTCTTGCTGGGATGTTCACTCTGACAGACTGCTTACTCACAAATTTATTCCCAATTTTAAACTTTAAATATTTTCCATTTTTTGCCCGGATAGTTCTTTCATCTCCAAACTGATGGGTAGCCGCATAAATTAAATTTGTTCCTATTGCAAGTCCCGTACTATCGGCTTCTGTTTTAATAGATGTTCGGAGATCGGATGTACGGATTAATGTTTTTCCACCTTTTTCTCTTGCCCTGTGAGACTCCTTCCACTTAACTCCTTCCGGCGTCTCCTGTGATTGAAACCGTTCTTCTGTAGACGTTCTAAGTCCCTCTGCTATGGCATTCATAATTCCTGCCTTGTCCACATTTTGAATATTTTTTAGGCGTTCAAGCAATTGATCTGTATCTTCTTCCAGTCTTACTGATATAGAAGACATACTCTCACCAACCTCTCATGCTTTCTCTAGTGAACAGGCGTTTTGCGTTCTTCATGGAAAATCCATTCTTTGCAGCATCCTCTATGCTTTTTTCGGAAACCCCAATGTCTATCTTTCCCTCTGCGACCTTCGTCAAAAAGGTGATTGCTGAATTATATCTTGTCAGATATGTTTTCTCTCTTTCTGACTCATCAATGCCCTTCCTGGATACCAAATTATATAGGGCAATATCTTTCGCAAATTTATTGATGACCTGCGGAGTTTTTACAAATGGCACTTTGTACCGTTTTGCCAAGTATCCATCAATTTCAGCTTCAGCATCGCCAACAGCCTGTTCTGCTAATGGAGTAATTACCTTGATTCTCTCCTGTTCATCTTCGATATAATCATCTCCAATGATGACATTCATCATATCTGCTTTCAACATATCAAGCACTTCACCAACGGTACAATATGCCACCTATCTCACCATCCTATCCCCGAGCAGTTCCATCCGATCCATATGCCATCTGCCAGAAACCATACCCTGCATTAGAACGTCCATCAGCTCCCCAGACAAACTCATCCCTCATGAACACGTTTTCATCATTATTCCTTGTTAAAGCCGTCAGTTCCACTGGTTTTCTCTTCTGGAAGATGAACGGCTTCAGGAATTTATTGGTACATAAGAGAAACCATGCATCCGGTTTGTCTGCAAGTTCAGTCGCAACCAATAATTCCGCTGTATCCTTATATACATTGGTTGTTCCTTCAATCTGGTCTGCTTTGAGGATCAATCTTGCCATTTTCTCATTTGCAGGCGCTACCACAAGAAGATCAGGAACCAGATTGAGACTCTTTCCCTTGTCTCCAGTTACACTCATGATTGCAGTACGTGCTGCCTCATAAGAATCTGTAGAAAGTTTCAAGTGTGACATATTGCTTGTTGGTGTCTTTCCACCTTCTCCTGACGGATGATCTGTTGCGAAGAATGGCTTTCCATCATAGCATTTTTCTGTGAATCCTTTCTTCATTGTCTCAAATACAAGGGTGTCCGGATGTTCTGCGGCTGCTTCTCCCATGTTAGAAAATAATGGAGTATATACTCCGTACTGATCATCCTCAATATCATCTCTCGGAACAGAAACAGTCATCTCAAACTTTTTGTTCTTGATGCTGTATCCGTACGCAGCCATCTTCTGGATTTCCCTTTCTCCAACCCATTCTTTCATCTGTGGCAGCTGACCGAGCCATTTATAGTCGGTCTCTGCCGTTGTACTTGGAACAGTTGTTGCAATTTTCTCATAATTGGTCTTTACTCCGTCAAAGGCTTTATTGTAAGCGGTTGAAAACGTTACATTAAGCCCTCTCAAATTTGCCTGGTTTACAAACATTTCTTTTCCTCCTATAACATTTCTACTGTGACACCATCGTCCTCAACAGCAAGGATCACTCCTGCTTTGCTGGAACCTGCTGCGGTGATGGTTACTGTCTGTGCATCTGATACATAACAATCCTTCAAGATATCTGTGTTCTCGATTGATCCGTCATTGTTCCAGACGAAAGCCCCTCTTCTTACCGGAACCATTTCCTCTCCGTCTGCACCTGCGTTCTCTGTATATCTCATTGCGCATCCTGCCACCTTAATACCTTCGGTTTTTGAAGCCTCCACTGCGTATCCGTCGGAATTAATTGCTACCATACAAGCCTCTGTAATTGTTGTATTTGCTGCTACCGGGATCTGTAATCCCATTACATTAAGTTTTTCATTTCCCGCTCTGTCCATGAATTATGCCTCCCCTTTAAAATATTTTTTAACATCCTCTTCAGAGATACCACAATTCTTCAGGATGGCGGTATCATATTCCATCTGTTCACTCTTTGGTGCGTCTTTTAAATCAAGCCTGCCCTGCGGAACCACAACAGGAGCCTTATCCAAAAAGGACTTAAATCCCTCTTTATCACTAAGAGCATATGCCTTTGCCCATTCCTTCTGTGCAGCTGTGATCTTGCCATCTTTGAGTGCCATCTGAACGAGATCGTCTGCATTTCGCTCCTTTAATTCTCTTTTGAGTTCAAGTATTTCTGCATCAGCTCCTCCTGCCTTCAATGCCATAACAGCAGCTGCTACATCCTCAGTCCTGGCATTCGCCTCCAGACCAAGAAGGGAAAGCACAATCGAATTTGCTACTGGTTCACAACCAGGCTCGCCTTTATCTACATTTTGCCCCATCTTCTCTTCGGGTTTCTGCTGATCCGCTTTTCTTTTGTCCTCAACGGCTTTTCTTACAGCAGAGATTGCTTCCTTCACTTCATCCTCTGTTGCAGTTTCAGGAAGTCCAAGCATAACTGCTAACTCTTTTAAGTCCATTTTTATTTCCTCCTCGTTTTCATTAATATTATTTATATCAATGGAGTTCACCATAGGAAACATTCCATTAATAGCTGGTGTATTGGTCAGGGCAACGGAATGAATTGCCATTGCTTTTCTGTCCTTTTTTCTCACCATTACAACAGGTGATAGGTACTTATACTCTTTGTTTTTTAAATACTCTTCAGCTCTTGGTGTCCACTCAACCTTAGCTATAACAGCATCATCACCTTTATAGATATCTTTGATCCATCCACCGGCAGGAGCCTGAATGTCCTTCAGCGTCTGATGCTCATAATCAATTACTAAATCAAGCTTTCGATCTTTAAACTGCTGTCTTATCAGTTCCACACTCTCATCATCCACTCTGAAATCCCCTTTCTGCGAATGGACGAGACCAAGAGGAAGAATCTTAATTTCTTTTGGCACCCCGACAACACCAACTGTGTTGCCAGAACACACAATAATTTTGTTCATATCATCAACTCCTCTTTATTTGCCTTTCTGATAGCGTTATAACGCGTTATAACGGTGTTTTCTATTCCTTAATGGAAATTCCTACCATAGCAGATACCAATTTGCTCAAAACAGCTTATCCTGTTTTGGCATTATTTTTCTGTTGTCTCTCCCTGAATGCACTCTTCAAATTGGAATCTATTCCTGTCAGATCCGGTTTCCAGCTATCTTTTGCAGGATTATTTGAGAATCCTTTATCTGGAAACTGGTACAGGATTTCTCCTGTGGAATGATCCACATTATAAGGAAGACCCTTGCTGATATGTTCTTTCTCCCTTTCCGCCTGACTTTTTGTCAGACTTACTACTGTACATCTGCACCGGAACCCATTAGGTGGATACCAGATATCCCATATAGGATCATCTGCTGGATATATCCTTCCTTCCATCTGTGCATGTGATTCTCTGACCTCTCCATCTCCTGCTGTGATATATTTCCAAAAGGGTCTCAATTTTTTGGTTGTAGGATTGGTCATGCTTTTATAATGACCTGCATTATAAGCAGTCTGCATGTTGGTTCTGAAGATCACATCTGCATTGAAGGGATTCAATCCTTCGTATCCATTCCTTTCCAGAAAGTCATTCATGGTATCCATAAAGTCCTTCTTTGTCTTCCCCTGTTCACAAGCCTCTGTCAGCTCATCAAGAAATTTCTGAAGCACTTCAAGGCTTGTGTATCCTGATACTGTAAAAGCCTTTCCCTTACACTCATCACTGATTTCTCTATATTCCCCCAATTTCAGCGGTATCTTTTTCTTCAGGAACTCAACAGCCTCCTTGAATATGAAGTCACCTGTGAGTCCATATTCAGCTTTTTTCATTCCATGCTCCTTCCCAACAGTTCTGACAGATAAATAGCCTGATGAAGAATATCTTCAAGTTCTGGTGAATCCATCTGCTCATAGAGCTTTTTGATTTCATTTTTGTCCTTCAGCACTTCCTTGAGCGTTTCCAGATCATCCGTTTTGTCAAGCATATTAAGAATAGGCTTCAGCATTTCATGAAATGCATTTTCTGCCTGTTTCTGCGCTTCAACTGCCATTAAATCAATCTGTTCCTGCTCTGTCTGTCCGATTTCCTCCTTCAGACTCTTCTCATCACCTTCATCTTCTGGCAGATACGGCTCTCTTGTCTCTGTTACAAGTCTTGGGTTGAGAACCTCTTCCCCGTCTTCAGGTTTTGGTATGTTAAATTTTTTATATATATGGTTCTTTGGTATTTCAAGTCCCATATCACAAACCAATGTCTTATAAATTTCTACTGTTTCTTTCTGATCTTCTGCCTCCTGGCAGTCAAAAGTAAAAAATGGAACATCCGCGTCATATCCAAAGTTATACTCTACCAGTGGTCTGATAATGTCTCTCCTGACTGTCACAGCCAATGCCTTTGCATCTCCGACTGTAAGATCATGTCTGACCTCGTTATGGACTTTCCCCTGTGCATAAGATCCTCCCGAATCAGATGATAGTGTCTGTCCCAAAACAGCTTTGCTGATCTGTTCATCGCAGTATCTTGCAAGTTTCTCATAAATTTCAACACTTGTTGTTTTCTGACTTTCAATGAACTCAATTATGGTGGAATCCGGTATAATTCCGGCTGCATCAGTTCCCAGACTGTAAATTGCCTCCATTAAAGCCTTTTTATCATCATCCGAAGCAGCCGCATTGTATTTTCCAAGTCGGAGCGGCATCCCAAACACTTCACAAAATGCCACCCAATCCTTCACATCATAATTTTTAAACAAATACATCCATGAAACAACACGGAGGATTCCTGCCCTGCTCGTATGTCCCGACTTTGCCTTGTACTTATGTACCAC